ACCACAGGCGACAAGCTGTCGAGTATCGCAGGTGTGTATGAGAGATCCTACACTTACAATGATAAGACTACCGGTGAAGATGTTACAATAACAGTCAATGCGGGTCCGAAGCCTGCAAGCGGTAAAACTGCAGGCAATAACCTGTCAAGGCATAATTTCACCGTTGTAGCGCAGAACAGAGGCAGCGGATGGGGGCAGCAGACCATAGAGATCGCGTCCATGCTTCAGCTCCTGTATGCTATTGAGTATGCTACATTTAACTGGCAGAACAACGGCGCGGGTGTTACAAGCATAGCGGATAACAGCGTTGAGAACTGTGCATCGTTCATCGGATCCACATCAAGCCTCGGAAACGCGTCGGGAAATGCGGCTGCAACCACCGACTATACAGGCGCATCAAGAACGACATCAGGCACGCTTGCAACCTCTTACAGAGGCATCGAGAACTTTTTCGGCAACATCTACAAGTGGGTTGAAGGACTTAATCTGTACGGTGCGTACAACAATGGTGGCGGGCAGTTGTTCATCTGCACTGATAACAACTTTGCGGACAACAAGAGCACTGACAACTACGAGAGTGCGGGTTTTACAGCGGCGGCGGTGGCTGGTTATATCAGATACTTTGGCTACGGTGGTGAGAAGTATGACTGGCTCTTTGTCACAAGTAAGACAGGTCAGGGCGCAAATACCTCACTGCCTGTGGGCGATTATACTTATGTTTCTGCTAATCTTAATGGTCTCCGCGTTGCTGCGCTCGGTGGTATTTGGTATTATGCGACTAGTGCGGGCGGCTGCTTTTGGGGTCTGAATATTGGTTCGGGTGGTCGGGCTCGTATTTACGGGGGGCGCCTCGCATACGGGGTCTAAATTTTAACAAATGTGGAATAATACTACTTAAGTAATATAAAAAGGGGGAAAAACGCATGATAAACTACGGTAAAACGTATAGTGACGAGAGACCCGAAGAAGTCGATGTAAAAGAGACGATGGTTTTTGTTGCGTCCAACATTAAGGAAGTTCCTAATCCGGATCCGGAAGGAGAAGGGCCAAAGACACAGTACGAGTTTGACTATGTGGGATACACGAAAGACGAGTACATCAAGCTGATGACGGATACCAACAGCGATATGAACGCACAGCTCCTTGATGCGCAGCTTGCTTTGTGTGAACTGTACGAAATGTTAACGGCGGAGGATGAGTTGATATGATCAAAGTATATGCAGACCTTGTCGAAAAGGGACAGAAGACAATAGATCAGGTACCTGCGAGGATCAGGCCACAGGTGATAGAGGAACTTATCAGGCGTGGGTACATTATAGATGGACAGTGAAGTTCAACAGCGTGAAAACAGACGAACCACAGGATGATATGAGGTGATATTATGAGCAAAATCAAAACAATAACAGCAACTACCACAGAGCAGACAATCACTTTTGATGCGACATACCAGTTTGTGTGGTTTCGGAGTTTAGGCGATGGGGATGCGCTTGTCAGTGACCACAGCGGAATTGTTGCGGGAACGGATGATGTGGCACTCGTTAAAGGTGGCGACAGTACACGCATAACTGTACCATACAACAAGACTGTCTATGTAAAGGCAGTGAGTGACAGTGTAGACATGGAAATACACGCTCAAAACTTCTCTGATGCGCCTTTTGAGGGTGGCTCAGGTAGTGGTGGCGGTGTAGGCGGATTTACAAGAACTGTGCTGTATGATAGCGGTGGATACGACCAATATGCACCTTTTCAGACGGATGTTCCGTTGCTTGATAATCTTAGCAATTATGATTTTATTGTAGTGTCTATTGGAACAGACGGTGATAATACAAGACTTGGGAAATATGAGTGTGATAGTGCAGTTTATGATGTTCAAACTATACTGCGCAATGACTATAATGCTCATTATGCTGGATACAAAGAACGTTGGTGCGACATTCACTTTACTGATACAACGTTTAATATTTTGAATAGTGATGCTCCCAGTGAAAGCAGTTCTTTAAAACCTTGTGTATATTTTATAGTCGGTTACAAGTTCGGTTGATGCCAATGAACACAGAAATCATAATAGCAATAATATGTGCTGTCTTTGCATCAAGCGGTCTGTGGGGTTTACTCCAGTTTCTTATATCCCGTCACGACAAGACGGGTGAGAAGTTGGACAGCATCATCCAAGCTGTTCATGAGATTTCGGAGCGTGTGGACGCTAACAGCGCCACACTCGCTCGAACCCACATACTCCGCTTTGACGATGAACTTATCAACAATGTACAGCATACAAGGGAATACTTTCAGCAGATACTTGATGATGTGGACACATACGAAAAATACTGTGCAACACACCCTGACTACAAGAACAATATGTGTACTATGGCAATAGAACACATCAGGAGAGTATATGCGCATTTACAAGATAATGGAAATTTTTGAAAGAGGGCGATAATATGAGAACTTGGAAAGACAAACTTACATCGAGAAAGTTTTGGGCGGCAGTCGTTGGTGTGGTAATATCTGTTATGGTTGCTTATGGTGCAGACAGCGACACACAAGAAAAGACAGTTGGTGTGATAACCGCATCAGCTACACTAATCGCTTATATCGTTGGCGAAGGGCTTACTGATGCAAGCCACAAGGATGATTTAAAATAATTTTTTCAGAAATTTAATTGTATGTTTATTGAACTGTTTTCAATAATATGTTATAATAACATTGTAAAATAAAAGTTACGGATTAGTTCAATGGTAGAACAGCAGATTTTGGCTCTGTGAATGTAGGTTCAACTCCTGCATCCGTAACCACTGCACAGCATAGCACCACATAAAAAAAGAAAAGCACTGTATGAAATACAGCACTTTCCTTTTGAGTAAACTCTATTCTGAAAGAAGGACTTGTGGAGCCTTGATTGATACTATTATAGCACATTTTTTTGGAGTTGTCAAGAGGTGATTTTATGGCTGTTATTAAAGGCATTGATGTAAGTAAGCATCAAGGAAATATTGATTTTGCCAAAGTCAAAAAAGCTGGTTATGATTTTGTTATCATTAGAGCAGGTATAGGCATATCCGTGCCAAAAGACCCAATGTTTGAAGAAAACTATGCAAAAGCAAAAGCCGCAAATCTGAATGTGGGTGCATTTTGGTTCTTACGTTCATTAACACCAGCCGATGCACGACAAGAAGCAAGGACATTTGTTAGTATTCTTAATGGCAAGATGTTTGAATATCCTGTATATCTTGATCTTGAAGATGACCCGAATTATGGTTATTATCCATTGAAAACAGGAAAATCCAACTGCTCCGCAATGGTAAAAGCATTTTGTGAAGAGGTTGAAAAAGCAGGATATTTTGTGGGTTTGTACACATCAAAATCAGTGCTTGAAACACTGATAGATGACAGTATAAGAAACAGATATGCAATATGGGTAGCACAATGGGCATCAAAGTGCACATATTCAGGCAATTATGGTATATGGCAGTCGAGTGAAACAGGCAGAGTTGATGGTATAGTTGGAAATGTTGATACTGATTTCTGCTATGTTGATTATCCGAAAACAATAAAATCAAAAGGAATGAATGGGTTTCCCAAGCAACAGCAAAAAGTGGAAAAAAATCAGAAGTATGAAGTTATACTTGAATGTGACACTGAGGCGGAAGCACGTTCGTTACAATTGATTTTTGCTAAATCAATGGTGAGGAAAGCAAATGGATAACGAAAATAATTTCAATGTTCCGTACATTGTATTTGAAAGTTCTCAGGCAAATAATGAAAGAACGATAAAAAGGTTGATCATAGCACTTGTAATAACAATAGTGTTGATGTTTGCCACCAACATATTTTGGATATACGAATTTTGCAGTTATGACTACATGACAGATGAAACTACTGTTGAAGCTGACAGCGGCACAGCCAACTACATAGGTCAGGATGGTGATATTACTTATGGCGAGAATAACGGTTCGTAAGAGATCACGCAAGAAAAGGCGTAAAGGAATATGAGTAAATACGATGACGTACCAAATTCAGAAATATGCAAGCAGATTGATGAATGGATAAAGTCTGAAAGGGATAGAAAAATCCTTAAACGCAGGTTGATTGACGGTATCTGTTTTGAACCGCTTGCAGATGAATTTCAATTATCAGTGTCGCAAACCAAAAGAATAATTTACAGATGTGAAAACGAGCTGTTCAAGCATTTGAAAATTTAGAAAGGACTTGGTGCTTTATATATTATTTGTATGTTCACACAGTACCTAACGGCAAAAGATACATAGGTATGTGTACAAACCCTGTAAAAAGATGGAATAATGGCAACGGGTATAAAGATAATTCTGATTTTTACTTTGATATACAGCTTTACGGGTGGAACAACATAAAGCATGAGATAATCAAAACATTTGACTATGAAGAAGAATGTCATTTTTATGAAATGCTTTATATTTCACTTATGAACACCGAATCTCCAGAACTTGGATATAATCGCACAGAATATAAAAGTGATTTTGTGAAAATGTATCACCAGAAAGTTGAATATGACGAAAGAAACCCCAAAAATGTAATTGATAATCCCAAAAACATTTTTGAGGAATATGGTTTATCTTATGATGCTGGTTTTCATTTGATAAGTCAGTGGATTTTTAATTCAAAGCACAGGCAAATGGCTGTAGATTATTTTTTAGACGGGCTTACTTATGATAGCTTATCTAAAAAGCATAACATGAGCGTGAGACAATGTAAAAATATAATATATCAAGTAAAAGACAGGATATTGGCACACATCTGATACCAAATTGATACTTTAAAGACCTTGTGAAAACAAGGTCTTTTTTTGTATAATTTAGTACAGGGGTGACCGTATTGTGGATAAAATATAATCCGAATCCTGTTGGCAGACAGGTCGGAGATTGTGCAGTCAGGGCGGTTGCAAAGGCATTAAATATTGACTGGGAATCTGCATATGCACTGATAACAAAGAATGGTTTTCTGATGGGTGATATGCCGTCAAGCGATGGAGTGTGGGGTGCTACATTAAGACAACATGGGTTTAGCAGATATTCGATACCGAACACTTGCCCTGAATGTTATACAGCAAAGGATTTTTGCAGGGATAATCCTCATGGCATCTATGTTTTAGGTTTTGGCGGTCACGTTGCAACTGTTGTTGATGGAGATTTATATGATAGTTGGGATTCCAGTAATGAAATACCACAATTCTTTTGGGGAGTTAAATAATGGCTTATAATAATTATTTTCCTAATGGGTATGGTCAACAGTATTTTCCACAGTTTCAATCAATGGTAGGGACACAAATGTCCTCACCAAATCAACCACAATCTCCAGTACAAAACACTAATATAATTTGGGTAAGCGGTGAAGCAGGTGCAAAGTCTTATCTTGTAGCACCGAACACAACAGTTCAACTGTGGGATAGTGAAGCACAGGTGATTTATCTTAAATCTGCTGATGCAAGCGGTATGCCGTCAATGAAGATCATTGACTATACTATCAGAAATGCCGCTCCAAATGCACAACAGCAGATGCCACAAGGTCAACAGGTTTTATATGTGACTAAAAATGAATTTGATGCTTTTAAGCAAGAAGTTCAGAAGATGATCGGAGGAAAAGTAAATGAACCCACTGTTCCAACAAATGAATCAGCCGAATAATATGCAAGGTATTATAAAACAATTCAAACAGTTCAAAGAATCATTTACAGGAAATCCACAACAGCAAATTCAACAGTTGCTGAATAGTGGCAAGGTATCACAGGCACAGTATAATCAGGCGGTACAGCAAGCAAATGCCTTGCAACAGATATTAAAATCGTTTATGTAATTCTCACTGGGTGCGCAACAGTGTGAAAATATATTAATCAAAGGAAAAAAAAAACATGGCACTTACAGACGAAAACGGTGGAATGAACACTACTATGCTTGTCAGCCCTGCTGGCAATGTAGGTTATGGCAATGGTGGTTCCGGCAATGCGTTCGGTGGTGACGGTTGGTGGATAATTCTGCTCTTTATTCTGCTCGGTGGTGGCGGTATGTGGGGCATGGGCGGCTTTGGTGGAGGCTTCGGCGGAATGTATGAGTTCCCTTGGTTACTCAACGGTCAGAACATGATTAACGCAAATACCAACGCAGGATTTGACCATGCGGCTACGCAATCAGCACTCGGTAATCTCTCCACATCGGTTACAAGTGGCTTCGGCGATATTCAGACCTCTCTTTGCAGCGGTTTTGCAGGTGTGAATGCATCTATCAATGGGGCACAGAACGCTCTTGCCCAGCAGATGTATACCAATCAGATAGCTGACCTTGAAAGGTCATATGCCGCTCAAACAGCTACAACTGGCGGTATGAATAATATATCTGCACAGCTCGCACAGTGTTGCTGTGATAACAGACTTGCAACCTGTCAGACACAGAACATCATACAGAACGAGGGCAATGCTACAAGATTTGCTGATGCACAGAATACCCGTGATATTATCCAGTCACAGTCCAACGGCACACAGGCAATACTTGACAAACTTTGTCAGCTTGAACTTGATGGTGTTAAGGCGCAGGTTGATGCAAAGAATGACCGCATTGCAGAACTGCAAACACAGCTTAATATGGCTAACCTTGCAGCAAGTCAGACCGCTCAGAACGCATTTATCGCTCAGGGCTTTGCAAACGAAGTTGACCAGCTTTATAACAGGCTTTCTAACTGCCCTGTTCCTACAACTCCCGTATACGGCAGAACTCCCATATTCACCTGCAACAATAACGGTTGCGGATGTGGATGCAACGGCAATTTCTAAGAGGTATTAACTATGGCTTGTGAATTTTTGTATAACGAAGTGCAGAGTGTTGCATTAAACACACCTGTTCTTTTTAGAGCATCTATTCCTTGTACCCGTGGATATGTATATCACGAAGATGAAACAGGGAATTTTATTCTAAGGGGCATAGTAAATAATCAGTGCAATTGTTTTGCACATTATCAGGTGACGTTCAATGGAAACATTGCTATTCCTGATGGTGGCACAGTAGGTCCTATTGCAATTTCAATCACTGTTAATGGTGAACCGAGATTGACAAGCAGAGCAATCTATACTCCTGCCGCTGTGGATGAGTACGGCAACGTTACCAGCACAGCAATAATCAAAGTTCCAAAGGGCTGTTGTTTCAGCCTTAGTGTTGAGTATGTTTCAGGCATTACTGATGATCCTGCAACAACTCCGACACCTGTTATCAGTGTACAGAACGCAAATCTTACAATTGCACGAATTGCCTGAAAGGAGAGTAAAAAATGCATGAACTTTATGAACTTAAAGAAATGCTGATGGACGAACTTAAAGAATATGGTTCTAAAAAGGATATGTCCACAGGTTCTTTGGATGTTGTTGATAAACTCTCCCATACTATCAAAAACCTTTGTAAGATCATCGAAGACATGGAAGATGAACAGTATAGCATGGCTAATGAAGACATGATGCGTGCAGGTCAGTCTTATAGGCGTGGTGATAACCGTTCATATCGTGGCAATTCTTATGCAAGGGGCAGGGGCAGGAATGCCCGCCGTGACAGTATGGGCAGATATTCAAGTGAGGGTGGATATTCACAGGCAATGGATGACATGGCAGATGAACTTCGTAGCCTGATGGAAGATGCACCTGATGAACGCACAAAGCAAGAGTTTCAGAAATTTATCAAAAAAATTGAGCAGATGTAATAGTGGGGGTGATGCCCCGTGATTACTGAGCACGATTTAAAAGAAGCAATTGCTGAATGTCAAGGTACTCGTGAACCTAATGCAAATACTTGTATTAAATTAGCGGCTTATTACACTATTTTAGATCATATTAAGGAACAGGCAGTTAAACCCACATATTCTTATTCTCCAGCACCAGCAGTATCAGCTTCATATATATCATATGACGGAGAAAGTGACTTTGCTAAAAAGATTGATGGTATGGATAGTTATAAGATGCTTGATGTAATGGATGAGTTGATGGAAACTTTATATGTCTTAAATCCTAATCTATATAATAGTGTGATGCGTAAACTTTCTGAATGATCAAATATCCTTGTTGAATTAAGTTCAGCAAGGATATTTTTTTTTGAATGTAGGTAATGTACATAATGTATTAGTTTTTCAAAAGTCCCTATATAGCATTTTTACATATAGGTACTTTTATAATATATATACATTTACTACATTACCTACATTTTTATACATATTATATAAAAAGAAATATAAATATATAATATATAATAGTATGAAGATGTACAAAATAAACAAAAATCTTATTTTTTCAAATTTTTCTAAAAAACGTATTGACAAATCAAAAAAAATATGATATTCTATATACAATGATTGACAAGGAGGTAATCAGATGGCAATGATTGACAGTGATGTGCTCCTAAGTCTGTTCAGGTTACAGAAACAGGAGAACATAACAAATGGTTATCCTTATTATGCAGGAACAGCCATAAATCAGTGTATAGGTATAGTCAACAAGGTTGTTGATGGTGATTATTCAACAATGTGTGGGACACCTATCACACAGAAAGGAGATGATGTAGATGACACTAAGAAATGCTATTGTGATGTATAGGGCTAAGAACCGCATTTCAATGAAGGAATTTGCTGAACTGTGTGGAGTATCAATGCAGACTATATATAATATAGAATCAGTAGGGCAAACTCCCTCACGCATAACAAAGGCTAAGATTGAGATAGTCCTTGGCGATGAATACAAGATAGATGACGAGGTAGAAGAATGAACGAGATGCAACTTTCAATAAGTTCTATTCGATTATTCAAGGCTTGTCGCAGAGCATATGAATTGCAAAAAGTGTATGGAGTAGAACCAGTGCAGAAATCAGATGCATTAGAAACAGGTAGTAATTACCATGAATATATCGAAAATCTGCACAAAACAGGAGAAGTGCCTGAACTGTCAACAAAAGAAACAGCTATGGCAATTGCTTATGCAAAATATATATATCCGAATATGCCAAAGTTTGAACCCGAAGTCAAGTTTGAAAAGCCAATTGGCAGAGGTAACGTGGTTATTGGCAGAGCAGATGGAATAGTTGCTGATGAAAAAGCAATAGTTGAACACAAGACAACATCTTTGAATTTAGATGAGTTTGAAAACAACTTGCAATGGGATGAACAGCTATTGACATATTTTTTGGCAACAGGAGCACGCAAAGCATATTATACTGTCATAAGAAAGCCTACAATACGGCAGAAGAAAGATGAAAGTGATTATGAGTTTGCACAGCGTTGCCTTGATTGGTACGATGAAGATACCAATGAAAAAATAAGGCAGTTCACGGTAAGCAAGACTGATGAAGAAGTACAGGAATACAAGAAGTATCTTTCAAAGATATTTTCTGAAATCAAACGAGCAAACAGGAAAGGCAATTACTACCGTAACACTTGTCATTGCAATTCTTGGGGAATAAGATGTGAGTATTCTCCGATTTGTTTGAATTATGACCCCACTCAGGAATATGTGGGATTTAAGAAAAGGAGTGTGGAATATGCAGATAACAAAACTTTCTGATAATGTAAAGGTTAAGCGACCTTATACAGCATTGCTGTACTGCCCACCAGGAGTAGGTAAGTCAACAGCAATTGGATTGATTGCAGAGAAGTCAAAGGGCAGAACACTTGTACTGGATATTGACAGGACAATTGGCAATACTTTGGCAAAAAAAGAAGTGGTTAAGGATATTGCGAAGATTGATGTAGTGCAGATAGACATTATCAACACTTTTGATGATTGGAGCAAGACAGTTGTTGAACTTCAACAGATGAAACAGGCAGGAGAACTCAAATACGATAATATTGCAGTGGACAATATTTCAGAACTGGAAAGATGCATCCTGTCAGACCTTGGAAACAAGGGTAAAAACAAAGGTGTTCCTGCACAGTCAGATTACCAGTATATGCAGTTTAAACTTGTGAACTCATTACGGTATATGAAGCAGTTGGACATTAACATCATATGGACTGCATGGGAAGATGTAAGGCAGATCACAGCACCTGATGGCACAGCATATTCACAGATCATCCCGAAAATGTCAGCCAAAATAGTGGATAATATCTGTGGTTTGTGTGATGTAGTAGGCAAGATAGCTGTAAAGCGTGATGGTACACACGGTATTTTGCTTGAAGCTACGCAGAACATTTATGCAAAGAATCAGATTGACAGCCGAAAAGGTTGTTTAGTTGAGGAATTTGCACAGTTTGAAAGGAAGTGATGACGTGTATAAGGTCGAGGTGAAGCAACAGAGTTTCAGAGGTGGATATACTCACACTGAAACATTAACAGGCAATATCCCTGATTATGAACTTCTCACCTCATTGATGGGCATTTTGCCCGAGATATTCAATGATATTGAGATTACAGTAGTACCTAACAATCATGATGATGAAAACGAGGAGGAAAACTAATATGGCATGGCAGTTTCAGAGAGAAGAGCAGACTTTTGAACAAGTACCCGAAGGCAAGCACCGCATAAGGGTCAAGGATGTAGAAGCAACTAAGAGCAAAGCAGGAAACGATATGCTCAAACTCACATTTGAAGTTAGTGGATGCAATCAGTTGCTTTTTCATTACATTACTTTCTTGAATGATCATCCTGAGATAACCAACCGAATGCTCACAAGTTTCTTTGACGGTTTTGCAGGAATCAAAGAGGGCGATTTCAAGTTTGATCATTGGAGAGGTCAGGTGGGTGCTTGCATGGTGAAAGTTGATAAAGATAACCCAGACAGAACAAAGCTGAGTTACTTCATCAGTGCAGACAAGCAGGGAGATATACCGCCTTGGAAAGAACCTACTGGTGCAACTCCCTCACAGACACCTGCATCACAGGCAGTACCAGCAGGATTTGAAGAAGTTTCAGATAGTGATTTGCCGTTCTGATCAATTTAATCTAATGCAGTATGGCTCTTAGCAGTCATACTGCATATATAGAAAGTAGGTACTTATGGATATTAAAGCTAAAATGAAAGAAATCATGCAGTTCTTTAAGGAGAACGAAGACAAGATATATGCTGAAACTGGCATTACATATCATGTTATATTCAGGGACGAAAATATTTTTCTGCAAAATGCTGGTGGCGAAAGAACAGATATGTTATTACTGCTTATGCACCATATTGACGCATTACGCAGATGTGGAACACCTGAAACTATGGGAATTGATAATGACGATACTCTTGAATGGATGGCAATGCTTTCAGCTATGTATATGTCAACTTTTGGAAACCCGAAGTTTATGGAAATGGAAAAAGATGATGGATTTCAGAGCACAATCACTAAAATTCCTAAAATCTAATATAAACGAATTTAAAGGGTCATAGGGACGCTTTGACATGAGGGTAATAACTTATACTACCCTACCCCTTAAAATCAATTTAAGGGGCATTTCCTTGCAAAATAAGGGGTATTGAATGAACGTAAAATTTTATATGCCTGGATTTGATAGTGAACAAGAGTTTTGTGATTATTTTTTTCAACCTACACAAATCTGTGATAAGTACAGAAATGCTAAAGGGGAACTTGAATTTAAGTCAGCAGACGAATTTGACGAGTTTATGGATGAATTAGGGTTTGATAAAGTTAATGTGAATGGTTATGTGTTGAAACAAAATGAGGTAGATGTATGAGTGATAATTATTTCAGACTTGGAAATATGCAGGAGTTGAAAAATTGGTTAAAGAATACCGATTACTTTACTGCTCCTGCATCAACCAAATATCATGGTTGCAATGTTGGCGGTTTATATGATCATTCATATAACGTAGCGGCTCTTTTGGTTGACTGGACTGACAGAATGGGTCTTGTGTGGCAGGATAGAAGAAGCCCGTATGTGATAGGCTTGCTTCACGATGTTTGCAAAATCAATAATTATGTGTTTGATGTGGATAAAAACTGCTGGGTATATAACCCGAATTTTGAACGCACAGATGCACATGGAAGTTTGTCGGTAAAGATGATAGAAGAACACGGATTTAAGCTTAATGAAGAAGAAAGGGCTTGTATTCTATTCCACATGGGCACATGGACAAAAGACGGCGGGGATATGACATACTCACAGGCAATTGAAAAATATCACAATGTGCTGTGGGTGCATACTGCTGATATGTATGCTTCACAGATACTGAAAAAATAAGGGAAACGATTTATGTTGACTGATATACTTGATTTTGATGATTTGATCGAACAGCTTGAAACAGTGCAGGGATATAGTGAATGGGATTATCCGATTGAATATTCTGATGCGATTGATAGTGTGATCAAGCTGTTAAATGAAATAAAGGAGAAAGAAAATGGGTGATTGGATGGGCACAGCACAAAGCATATATGTCACATTAGGCGCAAGCAATCACACAAATGAAGAACGTGAAGTTAATGATTATTATGCTACTGATAGTATAGCAATTGATGCACTGATCAGTAAAGCCACATTAGCCCCTGCTCTTTGGGAGTGCGCTTGCGGTGGTGGGCATTTAAGTAAACGCCTTGTAGAATTAGGATATACTGTGAAATCAACAGATCTTATATATCGTGGCTATGGTGTTGGGGGGGTAGATTTTTTGCAGTCGGAGGAGTTTTTTGACGGTGATATAATCACAAATCCGCCTTATAAGTATGCGAGAGAATTTATAGAACACGCTTTGACTTTAATACCGAACGGCAGGAAGGTATTTATGTTTTTAAAACTCCAGTTTCTTGAAGGTAAAGCAAGGCGTGTACTATTTGACAAGGGAGAATTAAAAACTTTATATGTATCATCAAGTCGGATTCTGTGCGCAAAAAATGCAGAATTTGACAAGATGAAAGCTGGCGGCGGTAGTGCTGTTGCTTATGGTTGGTATGAATTTGAGAAAGGTTATTTTGGCAAACCAACTATTGAATGGATAAATTAGAAAGGTAGATGATACAGAATGAATGATAATGTAAACCATCCATCACATTACACAACAGGGAAAATTGAGGTCATTGACTTTATCGAAGATCAGAAATTTCCATATCATTTGGGTAATGCAGTCAAATACATCAGCAGGGCAGGAAAGAAAGACCCAACAAAAACTGTTGAGGATTTGCAAAAGGCTGTGTGGTATATCAACAGATATATTAAATTTATTTCAGGAGATAGCAATGAACAATAAACGAATTGGCACAGAGTTTGAGCGTGAGTTTGTGCAGATGCTGACAAATCGTGGATATTGGGTACACTTTATCAACCCCGACAAAACAGGATCACAACCTTTCGATGTGATAGCCGCTAAGAATGGCAAAGCGTATGCGTTTGACTGCAAGACTTGCTCAACCAAAAGATTTAGCATTGACAGATTGGAAGATAATCAGGTATTAGCGTTTGAAAAATGGATTTCTTGTGGAAACACACAGCCAATGATCGCTATAAAATACAGAAATCAGGTAAAAATATTATATTATTCAGATTTAAAAGCATTAACTGCTGTTAATATTGAAGAATTAATGGTATTTGGTGATATGTCAGCTTTGGATAAAAGAGGTACATAATGGAAATGCTAATAGGCAGTTCAATTGTGGTGTATAACCCTACAAAAGAATTGAAACAATTTTGTAAGAATAACTTGATATTGACAAATCCTGACTATATTTCAAGGCAAAGAATGGGTAAATGGACAGGATGTGTGCCAAAACAATTGTGTTTATATGAAGAAAGCAATGGTAATCTTGTTATCCCATATGGATTAAAAAATAAACTGACAGAATTTGGACTTGAAAAGCAATGGGATATATATCCGAAACAAAACTTTTTTAAAACTGATTATTGTAGTAATATTAAGTTATATGACTATCAAGAAGATACAGTTCAAAAAATGTTGAAAGCAATAAACGGGATCATTATAATGCCTTGCGGCAGTGGCAAGACACAGACGGCACTTGAAGCTGTCGCAAGATTGGGGTTAAAAACGTTATGGCTCACACACACACAAGATTTATTGAACCAATCACTTGAACGAGCAAGGTCATGTTTTGATTGTAATTCTACTATGTTTGGCACTATAACAGCAGGTAAAATAAACATCAGCAATGGCATTACATTTGCTACTGTTCAAACAATGTGTAAATTAGATTTGGATAAATACCGTAATGAATGGGCTGTGGTAATTGTGGATGAATGTCAACACTGCTGTGGAAGTCCAACGAGGGTATCACAGTTTTATAGAGTAGTCAATAATCTGTTTGCTCCGTATAAATTTGGGCTGACTGCCACACCAAAAAGAACAGATGGGCTCGAAAAAAGTATGTTTGCATTACTGGGAGATATGATCACAGAAATAACCAAAGAACAAGTTGCAGATATGACTTGTAATGTTCATATAAAAACAGTGAAGACAAATTATTTTCCTAATGCTGATAATATTTTAAATGGTGATGGAACTATCAATTATACTAACTTAATAACAGACCTCGTTGAAGACAATAGCAGATTTGAAGTAGTAATGAAAACCATAAATAAAGAATGCAGAAAATTTTCAATGGTACTTGCAAATAGAGTTGCTTTCTTACAAAAGATGCAAGGAGCATATAACGGGAAGTCAATTTGCTTATCAAGTATAAATTCATCAAACAAATCACGACAAGAACGTAAAAAAGCACTTATAATGTTAAATAATGGAGAAATAGACTGCATCTTTGCCACATATCAGCTTGCCGCAGAGGGATTGGATTGCCCGAATTTGAGATATGTAGTATTTACCACACCTGAAAAGAATGAACGCACAGTCACGCAGGCTGTGGGCAGAGTAGCAAGAAAAGCAGATGGCAAAGAATATGGTACAGTCATTGATTTTACTGATGATTTTGGAATGTATAACAGATGGGCAAAAGTCAGAAGTTCCATTTACAAAAAACTCGGATGTACGTTTGATAGTAAAAATAGCAAAAATATTTAAAAAAAGCATTGACAAATGAATTGAAATATATTATAATATATGTGTTCATTGATTTTGAGGTGATTTTATGAAGGCTCATTACGGTAAAGCAGTGAAACGTTTATCCAAAAAAGAGGGTGCGGCAGTTTCACGACAAGCAGCAGACAGTGCTTTTCCTGCTGTTATGGCGGCTGTGCTGTTTGTATTGTATAAGCGTGGATGGCATAAAGACAGATTAGTCAAGTTATATGATGATGTTTGTGCTTTCCTTATAATGGGCACAATATTCGGTAGGCATCTTACTGATATTGAGATTGAGCAATATATATCAAAACACCTTGGGATTGATTGGAATAAAATACGAGGTTGTATACAGATTGCGGAGGAATGATCAATGGAAAAGTTGGATTTTACAATTTATGATCTGCATTGCCCATTGTGCAGTAAACCCACAGGTGATGCAGTACAGAAAACGGAACTGTATTCACAGTACATCGCATACTGTAAGTCGTGTAAGTGTGAGTTCACAGTGTATTATTTTAAAACTGTCAGAAAGAATGAGGTAAAAAATGGTTGAATATGCAAAACCTGAAAGATTATTTTCTGTTAGAAAAGTTGCTAAAATGCTTGGGATAACAACGTATACAGTCAGGAAGTGGGCAAAAGATAAGAAGATAAATGCAGTTAAAATTCCTGATAACTCTCCTAAGTCACAGTGGTTCATATCAGAATCAGAGATTGAAAGATTAAGAGGTACAATGAAATGAGTATCAAAAAGTCTGTTAAGAAGTATGGAGCAAGAATAACATTATTTATATTTTTAGTTGCTGATGCAGTAGTATCAGGATATGCAATTTCTGATAATGTTAAGCAGGATATTGCAGATGCAAGGGCTGAATCGATCAGTGCAAAAGCAGGTGAGATTGTGGCTGTTGCTGTTGCTGAAACAAAAACACCAAGCAAGAAAGTTATTGAGTATGCTGTGCCTTTGGGAGATACCAGTTTCAAATCATACATGAGTTGGAAAGCTATCACCAATACTGATAGCAAACAGTACAAGTTGCAAAAATCCTGCTGGACTGATAAAAACGGTTTGCGCAGATATAACAATGATTATGTGATTGCTTTAGGTTCATATTATGCCGATTATATTGGTCAGCGTTTCACTATAACGCTCGATACAGGCAAAACATTCACAGCGGTTGTTGGCGATTTCAAAGCCAACAAGCACACAGATGAATCTAATAAATATACTCCTATGGAAGATGGCAAAAAAAATGTGATTGAGTTTATAGTTGATACCGATGAACTTGACAAAACAACCCGAAAAATGGGAGATATATCGTATGCAGGATTTAAGGGTAATGTGGAAAGCATAGAAAGGACTGTTGAATTTGAATAAGGAATTAGCAAAGGAATTGAGTGATTATGCTTGTGGGAAATATGGGTGTGAGTATGAGGTAGACAGATGCATTGAGGAAATGTCCGAATTAACAAAAGCATTGTTGAAAGACAGGCGGGACAGTTCATATGATACTATGGAAGATATTCTTTATGAATTTGCTGATGTGCTTTTCACCCTTACACATATACAGGTTATGTATGAGTTTTCAGATGCGGTGATTGATAAAGCATTTAACAAAGCATTGGAGCGGTTTAAGTGGGAGGAAGGACTATGAAAAAAGTTATACTGCAAGCAGTATGGGGGCATGATTATGACTTCCGCACTGATCAAATTTATAAATGCCCTTGCTGTCCAAAATGTATGGAAATTATTATTAAGGATGACGATAAATATATATGTGCTTCCTGTCGAAAAACAGTTAGTGTTGACGATGACAAAATGAAGAAATGGTTTGAGGAAAGACAGGGCACAAAAGTTGAGTATACAGATTGTCACCAAATCAGAATGCGTGATAAATCGCTTATAATGGGTTGTGATGGCAAAGGATGTGTTAAAATCACATATGTCAAAAATCCTGCTACACTTGAATGGCAAACAGTAAGCGGTGTGTGTGAAAAGTGCGGAATGAGGTTTTTAGTATGAGTTGCAAGTACGAAAATAAATGTTGCGCTGTTTGTGATGATGCTGACTGTTGGTATTCACCCACACATGATATGTGGTATGCTTTAAGTTCTATATGTCCTAAGTATAGATGCGACAGAAAAATAGATAACGGGTATCTCGAATGTGAACACTGTGGATTTATTGATACATATATCCTGAATGTATACGGAAAGGCGGTTTATGATGATTACCAAAGCAGAAAACATTCCACAGGAACTGAAAAACCTGAAACAGTGGGTGTGCTGGGTCGGTAAGGATAAAATTCCTAAGAACGCATACACTGGCAAAAATGCAATGTCAAATAATCCTGATACTTGGGCAGATTTTGATACAGCAGTTTCAGCTTGCAATAAGTACAAGTTTGATGGTGTAGGTTTCATGTTTGCTAATGGTTATTTTGGTGTTGACCTTGATCATTGTCTTGATAAAGTTGATTTTTGTGATGAATTTGTGGAAACACTTCAAAGCTATGCAGAGATAAGCAAAAGTGGAACTGGTTTACATATCATCTGTAAAGGTACTTTGCCAAGTGGTTCACGCAGAAAAAATGGCGTGGAAATGTATTCACAAGGGCGGTACTTTATATGCACTGGAAATATTTATAATGATAAGTACAAAAAAATTGTTGATTGTACAGAATCAGTCAAGGTACTGCATAATAAATATCTTCCGTCTAATACACCTAAGATACAGAAAGCAATATCAACATTGACTGATATATCAAATATAACAGTCAGTGATCAAGAAATAGTTGATAGGGCAAGAAACTGCAAGAGCGGATATCTATTCACAATGCTTTATCAAGGTGAGTGGCAAGGTGTTTATTCCAGTCAATCCGAAGCAGATTTAGCACTGTGTAACCAACTTGCTTTTTGGACACAAAAAGACACACAGCAGATGGACAGAATATTCCGCAGTAGTGGATTGATGCGTAAAAAATGGGATGAGCATCGAGGTGAAAGCACTTATGGCGAGATGACCTTATCAAAGGCTTGCGCAAGGTGTTCAGAAGTTTATAATCCTGCAAAACATGATGGCAAAGACACTGAACTTGCTTTTGCTGTTTTCAAAAATGGTCAGACAGGTGTTAGTTTGCCTAAGAAACACTATGACTTGACTGATACTGGAAACGCTCATAGGATGTGTGATAAATTTGAGCACATTATAAGATATTCCTATAATCGTAAAAAATGGTACTACTGGGATGGCAAAAAGTGGGAAATAGATGATAGTGGAGAAGTAAAGAAGTTAGCAGATATTATCTGTGAAGATATTAAAAAAGAAGCATTTGCTGAACAGGATGAAAAACGCCAAATTGAATTACTGAAATGGGCAAATAGAACAGCAAGTTCAAAAGGTAAGGAAAACATGATCAAAGAGTGTCAGCACCTTGATGGTATTCCTGCAAGCACAGATGCTTTTGACTCATATACAGATTTTCTTAATTGTCAGAATGGTATAGTTAATCTTCGGAATGGTGAATTGCTTTCACACGATAGTGAATATATGATGTCTAAAATAACTTTGTGTGACTATGATACATCAAGCACTCCACCTGCAATGTGGCTGAAATTCCTCGATGATATTACATCCGGAAATAAAGAACTGCAAGAATATATTCAGAAATGTGTAGGTTATAGCCTTAGTGGTTCAATTCGTGAACAGTGTGCCTATTTCCTTTATGGTATGGGTAACAATGGTAAATCAACATTCCTTGATACTATATCAGATATGCTTGGTGATTATTCAGCAAACACACAACCTGAAACTATTATGATGAAGCATTTTAATGAAAGTGCTAACTCAGATGTAGCAAGACTTAAATCTGCAAGATATGTCACTTGTGAAGAACCAACAGAGGGTGTACGGTTGAATGAGGGATTACTAAAACAACTTACAGGTGGCAGTAAGATAACGTGCAGATTTTTATATGGTGATGAATTTGAATATACACCTGAGTTTAAGATATGGGTAGCCACAAACCATAAACCAGTGATCAGGGGCACTGATGTGGGTATATGGAGAAGAATCAAACTGATTCCATTTGAAGTCAATATTCCACCTGAAAAGGTTGATAAAAGCCTGAAATACAAACTTCGTAAGGAAATGCCACAGATTTTAAAGTGGGCAGTTGATGGATGTATCAAGTGGCAACGTGAAGGAATTCAAGAGCCTGAATGTGTACAACAAGCAGTAAAAGAATATAAGAATGAAATGGATTTGCTTACAGGATTTATCGAGGATGCAATTGAAATAGATTATACTTGTAGTGATCGTGTTTTGGCAATTGAATTGTTTGAGATGTATCGCAAATGGGCAAAGAAAAACAATGAATATGAAATGACAAGCAAAAAATTCTTCAAGGAAATCGGCAACAGATTGCCTGAAAAAGGCAGGGTATCAGCAGGAGTGTATTATACAAAAATACGACTTACGGAATATGCTGAAAAAAATTTGATGGCACAAGATTATTTCAAACAATATCAACTTATACAAAATATACAATAGGCAATAAGAGTTTTTGTGTAAATGCACAAAAACTCTAATTTTTTATAAAAGTTTCTAAAAAAGCATTGACAAATATAGTAATATCTGTTATAATGGATACAATGAAAGTTGGCAATAACAATTGCAATATGCAGGAGGTAAGAGGTAATAGGTATGAAATCAGCAATCACAACAAGAGAACAGGTAATAGCAATCATCAACAATTTTTTGGAAGTTGCTAAGCAGTATGCAGATGATGCTGATGTGATCAACAATATCAACAACAGCATAGCATATGTGGCAGAGAAGTACAAGGATATCCTTAGTGATAAGTAAGTTGGAGGTAACAGTATGGCAAGCAATGCAATGATTGAAATGATAGCAAAGTATTTTGGGATGAAGTCACAGGCAAGCATCAGGCTGACAGACAAGCAGTCAGGTATCATCAATGAAGCGTTTGCAAGAGCAGAAGCAGATGGTGAAGAAGATGCAGTAGCATCAATCAAGGCACACATTGATGAATATCTTGATGGTCTTTCAGATGAAGCAAAGCAGGACAGGAAGTTGTTCAAGAAGTGTTTCGGAGCATATAAGCCGTATGTGGCAGTGCAGACACAACAAGCACAGCAGGAAGTAGCACCAATGCAGACACAGGTCACAGAACAATCAGTTCAGTATTCAATGGGAATACTTGAACAGGCAGTAGTAGGGTTGATTGCAAAGACACAGACTGAACGAATTGAAACTGAAATCATGAATCAGGTACAGGATGAAGTCAGGAACTTCATCAGATCAGAATATGGTTCAATTGAACGCAAGATTAACACAGTGGTAGACGGCAAGGCAGTCAAGGTTGATGGCGTTCAGCATGAAAAGTTTGAAACAGTGTTGAAATTTGTGGCAAACAATGAGCCAGTGTTCCTCACAGGTCCTGCAGGATCAGGCAAGAATGTCCTTTGCAAACAAGTCGCACAAGCATTAGGATTGAAATTTTATTTTACCAATGCGGTGACACAGGAATATAAGTTGACTGGGTTCACAGATGCAAATGGTAATTATCAGGCAACGCAGTTCTACAAGGCATTTACAGAGGGCGGGGTATTCATGTTAGACGAAATGGATGCTTCAATCCCAGAGGTTTTGATAATACTTAATGCGGCAATAGCAAACAGATATTTTGATTTCCCAGCACCTATTGGATATGTGGAAGCACATCCTGATTTCAGAGTAATAGCGGCAGGCAATACAATAGGACAGGGAGCAGATTTTGAATATGTGGGCAGGAATCAGTTGGATGCCGCATCACTTGACAGGTTCGCAGTCATTGAAATTGATTATAGTCCAACAATTGAAAATGCAGTGACAGGCAATGATACTGAACTGGTTGAATTTTGCAGAGCATTTCGCAAAGAAGCACAGAAAGCAGGATGTTCAATCATTGTAAGTTACAGAGGAATGGGCAGATTAGCAAAGATGCTCCAAATCCTCACAATTGAAGAAGCATTGAGAACGTGCTTGATCAAAGGCTTGGAAGTGGACAGCATCAAAATGATTGCAAATGGAATTCCCAGTAGCAAGTACAAGACAGCACTTGAACACATAGCAGTAGCGTAAAGGAGCAGTAGTTATGAGTAAGATATTTGAAAAGACAGTCAGCAAGTGTGGCAAGCCGTTTAACATGATGATAGAGAACTATAACAGTGTTCAGGAAATGGTGAAAGACCTCAGAACGAGGTCGATCACCGATGAACAGTTCAAAGACATGAGCAAAGAAAAACTTAGTTCATGGGAAGGTTGCAGGACATATGATGAATGCCTGAACTACCTTGCAAATGGTTATCAGCCAACAGTTGAACAGTTGAAAGCATCAATAAAACCCAATATCAAAGGCAATGGCAAAAGAATCAGTTTTCAGAACAACATAGTAGGTGGACAGCCAGTAGTTCCATTGGCAATGATTGGTGTTCCTAATTGCATGATAGACACCAAAATCAAACCTATCAAGGCAAAGGTGCTGGATATATACTATGACATAACTTGCAGTTCAGGAACAACCAGTGACAAAATCATTGAAGCAGGGCAAAAGCTGTTAGCAACAATAATGAGATTTGAACAGCAAGGTTACAAGTTTAATTTATTTGCAGTGCAGACATATAGCAGTGATAATGATTGCGATATGTTGGTTATCAAAGTAAAATCAAGTTCACAGCCATTGGACATCAAGAGAATGTCATACACATTAACTCATACAAGTTTTTTCAGGGTGTTAGGGTTTGATTGGTACAGCAAGACACCGAAAGGAAAATACAGATGTTGTTATGGCAGGAACATTAGCAGTAATTTTGATTTTAATGGGAATTCATTGAATGATTTCGCAAAGCAAGTATTTGGAAACAATTCGATATTTTTGTCAGCAATGATCATGAACAAGAAGTTTGCAAATAACAAGGACGAATATATAAACAACATGATAAACATAAAATAAAAGCCGAAAGGCTTTTATTTTTTTGACTTTTTGCTTGACAAATGGCTTGAAATAGTGTAATATAGTAAGAAAGAGGTGTTTTTATGCAGTTAAAAATAGAATATTTGAGCAAAAACGAACTAAAACCATATGTTAATAACGCAAAAATCCATACTCCTGATCAAATAAAGCAAATAAAAAAGTCAATTGCTGAATTTGGTTTCAATGACCCTATTGCCGTGTGGCATGATAATGAAATCATTGAAGGTCATGGAAGATTGCTTGCGGCAATGGAAATGGATGATATTGATGCAGTGCCGATCATCAGGTTGGATGACTTAACTGATACTCAAAGGCGTGCTTATATGCTCGTTCATAATAAGCTGACTATGAATACCAATTTTGATAGTGGCATTCTCGATATTGAACTTGATAATATTGATTTGAATATGTCTGACTTTGGTTTCTTGAATGTTGATTTAAACGACTTTGAAGTTGAAGCAATGTTCGGCGAAAAGAAACCCAAAGAAAAAGAGCCTAAGAAAATTCAGTGCCCACATTGTGGAGAATGGTTTGAGGTATGAAGTTATATCTTGCAGGAGTAAAATCCTTACGAGCATTGTTTAATAAAAAAGGATTAGATTTTTCGTCTTTCATTCAGAAAGAAAAACCATACATCCTTGAAAGTTATTTCTACGCTGATGAATATACCGCAGATGTGGCTAAAAATGCAGGAGATTTCTTACTTGACAGTGGTGCGTTTACTTTTCAATCATCACAAAAAGGTAAAGATGTAGATTGGGTTGCTTATATAAAACGATATGCTGACTTCATCAATAAGAACAATATAGATAAGTTTTTTGAACTGGATATTGATTACGTTGTGGGTTGTGAGAAAGTAAAGGAGTACAGAAAATTACTGATTTCTCTAACAGGCAAAAATCCTATTCCTGTGTGGCACAAGATACGAGGTGTGCCTGAATTTTCTGCTATGTGTGAAGAATACGATTATGTGGCAATAGGTGCAAGTGGTAGGAATGAAGACAGTAAATGGCTGAGAAGCAATCCCAAAGCAGTAAAGTATTTTGTGAAGACAGCACACAAGTATCATTCAAAGATACACGGTTTGGGATATACTGATTTAGCTACCTTGCCTTTTATGAGGTTTGACAGTGTAGATAGTACAACGTGGCTTGTATCAAATAGATATGGTGAGTATTCAAAATTCAATGGCACGACAATGGAAAAGTTTAGAACACCATCAGATAAAAGATTAGTTAATCCCGATGATATGGATGTTAGTAATTTTATGGAATGGTTGAAATTTCAGAGATATGCAGAGGTAAATTTATGAGGAACATCTTATTACTTAGTGGTGGTCTTGACAGCATGGTTATCTATCACAATATGAAAAGTGAGATAGATGAATGTGTGTATATAAAATATAGGAATGATCATCCTGCTACAATACAGGAATTAAAACTTCTGAAAAGTGAGAGCATTGATTTTAAAATCATTGAAACACAAGAATTAAACTGCAATGCTGATGGTTTTTACTCAGGACGAAATATGAAGTTTGTGCTCCTGATTAGAGAACTTTATATTGATGAAGATATAAATATTATCATCGGTAATACTGCTAATGATAATTTTACTGATAACACTCGTTCATTCTTCTATCATCTTGAAGATGTGATAAATGCTTCATATCCTCATAAATTGCGTATTACCTGCCCTTTGGAAAACAGGACAAAGAAATCACTCATAAATGAAGCAAAGCAAAAACACATCAAATTCTATTTTTGTGATACTGGTAATGATACTCCTTGTATGAAATGTCATTCCTGCAAAGCAATGGCAGATTGTGGGTATTTTGATTGAGGTGGTTGTATGTATAGGATAAGAAAAAGATTAGAGATAAGCGGAGCACATCGTTTATGTTTAGAATATAATAGCAAATGCTCAAATCTTCATGGGCATAATTGGATTATTGATATATATATGGAAAGTGAGAATTTAAATAGCAGTGGTATGGTATGTGATTTTACACACATCAAGCAAAATATCACCGATAAACTTGATCATAAATATCTTAATGATATTTTTGCTTTCAATCCAACTGCTGAGAATATTGCCAAGTGGATTTGTGATGAATTAGGCGAAAAATGCTACAAGGTCACAGTACAAGAATCAGAGGGAAATATTGCAGAGTATGAACGAGATTAAATTTAAGGTTGTTGAAATATTTGATAGCATTGACGGAGAGGGACAGTATGCAGGTTGCCTTGCTACGTTCATCCGACTTGTAGGATGCAATTTGCGTTGCTCGTATTGTGATACTACCTATGCTTTCACAGGTGGCAATGAAATGTCAATTGATGAAATCCTGCGTAAAGTGAGCCGCTTAGGAAACAATCACATAACCCTCACAGGTGGCGAACCTTTAATTCATACTAATATCAGTCAGCTTGTGGAGAAGTTGTGTAAGGACGGTTATATAGTAAATATCGAAACAAACGGAGCAATAGATATATCAGATTATATCAATAAACCTGTTACGATAACAATGGACTACAAGACACTTAGTTCAGGAGTAAATCATCTTATGCGGTTTGATAATATTGAATTGCTTCGCTCACGGGATGTACTGAAAATTGTTTGCTGTGAAGATGATTTTGATGATATAGAAAATTTAGTGGAAAAGTATAATATATATGCAACTATCTATCTAAGCCCTATCTACGGTAAAATTGAACCTGCAAAGTTAGTTGAATTTGCAAAACAGTTAAGAGATAAGCACGGCATCTTTGCTCGTGTTCAACTGCAATTGCATAAAATTATCTGGAATCCTAATGAGCGAGGTGTGTAAAATGTTTGATGAAGTAAAGGCACAGCAAGCAGTGACTATGCTACTTGAAGCATTTGGTGAAGATATAAACCGTCAGGGTCTTGTGGAAACACCAAGGAGAGTAGTTGGCTATTGGAAAGAATTACTGGAAGGCAGTCAATATACAAATGAACAGATAGCAGAAATGTTCAATAAAAAATTTATAGTTTCATCTAATCCTATGGTAGTAAAAGAAATCAAAAATCTATACTCACACTGTGAGCATCACTTAGCATTGATGTATAACATGACCGCAGTAGTAGCATATCTGCCTGTGAAAGTTGAAGATGGATTTCAAGTGATTGGATTGAGCAAAATTCCAAGGATTGCTGAACTATGTGCTAAACGACTTCAATTACAAGAGAAACTTGCAGATGATATTGCTGAATGTATTAGTTTAGCGACTGGCAGTCCTGATGTATATGTGAATGTTATTGCTGATCATGCTTGCGTATCTGCAAGAGGAGCAAAAAGTGATGGAACAACAGATGTTACTACTTTACGAGGGAAGTTTTTAACTGATGCAAAATTAAGGGCGGAAGTTGAAGCAAAGATAAGATAGGAGTTAATGAAATGGGACGTAGACCAATTCAAATTGATAGAGTAGAATTTGAAAAACTATGTGCTTTACATTGTACAAAAGAAGAAATAGCAAGTTTTTTTGACTGTTCCGAAGACACAATAGAACGTTGGTGTAAGAAAGAATACAAAGACTGTTTTGCGGTGGTTTTCAAACAAAAAAGAGGAACTGGGCGTATATCACTTAGACGAGCACAGTATACAATGGCATTAACCAATCCTACTGTTGCTATTTGGTTGGGCAAACAATGGCTTGGACAAACAGATAAGCAAGAGGTTGCTGTGTCTGTCAACGATGACGAAACAATTCAGGAAATGGAGAAATACTTTGAAAGTAAGCAAACAGAAAATTCTTGATTTGCTTTGGGAGAATCCTATTGAAGTAGGCAGATGGGTGGGATTTAAAGACCTGACAGATATGCACAATGAATGGCTGAGAAGTTTTTTGTATATGAAACAAGATCAAACACTTCAAGGACATAGAGGTAGTTATAAAACCACAACACTGTCAATTTTTTTGGCTTTACACACAATTATAGCACCGAATGAAACAACATTGTTCTTTCGTAAAACTTCAAACGATGTAGCAGAAGTAATGCGACAGACAAGCAATATATTAAAATCAGGCTGTGTGAATGAAATAGTACAAGTGATTTATAAAAAGCCACTTGCATTAGTGAAGAATACTAACTTTGAAATCAGCACTAATCTCACTACTTCAATCAAAGGTTCGTCACAGATAGCAGGTCTTGGTATCACTACATCAATAACAGGTAAACATGCTGATATTATTGTTACGGACGATATTGTGAATGTAAATGATAGGCTTTCACAAACTGAACGTGAACGTACAAAAATAGCCTATCAAGAATTGCAGAACATAAAAAATCGTGGTGGTAGATTTATCAATACAGGCACACCATGGCATAAAGATGATGCGTTCACGTTGATGCCTAATCCTAAAAAATACCCATGGAACGTTACTGGTTTAATAACACCCGAGCAAGCAAAAGACATCAAGTCACATATGACTAATAGTTTGTTTGCCGCCAACTATGAATTAAAGCACATAGCTGATGACGATGTGATCTTTGACAATCCGCAGACAGGGGCAGACCCCTCACTTGTTGAACAAGGCACAAGTCATTGTGATGCGGCGTTTTGGGGTGAAGACTACACTGCGTTTACTATTGTATCTATACACGATGGCAAGTATTATGTGTTTGGTAAATGCTGGAGAAAGCATATTGACAGTGTGACAGATGAAGTTGTGATGTGGCATAAAAAATTTATGTGTGGGAAGATGTATAACGAACTTAATGCAGATAAAGGATATGTTGCAAAGGTGTTCAGAAACAAAGGCGTTAAGGTCGTGACATACAGTGAAACACAAAACAAGTATATAAAAATCGTCAGCCACTTGAAATTTGTGTGGAAAGATGTTATATTTGTAAAAGGGACAGATGATGCTTACATTGATCAAATCTGTGAGTATAACGAAAATGCTGAGCACGATGACTGCCCTGATAGCCTTTCAAGCCTAATAAGAGTAATGAGCGGCAAAGTACACAATGAAAACGAAAACAGTATATTCCTGTGATGAAAGGAGAACATATGAAAACATATCAAGACTTAATTGCAATAGGTGAAGATGAAAAGGAACGTATGGCGTTTGTGAAGCAGTGCATAAATGAGCACAGAAGTTCTGAGTTATACACCACAGCATGGACAGCAGAGCAGTACAATAAACACAAAAATTTAACCATCTGCGAGTATCAAAAAATACTTTACACTGTCACAGGTAAAGCTATCCCTGATAATTGGGGTGCTAACTTCAAGATGGCTTGCAGACATTTCCACAGATTTATAGTACAAGAAAATCAGTATCTTTTGGGTAATGGTGTGAGTTGGGATAATCCTGAAACTTCTGATAAATTAGGTACGAAAGAATATGTTTTTGATAATCAGCTTTCTGAACTTGGAAAGAATGCACTCATTCATGGTGTATCTTTTGGGTTTTTCAACCTTGATCATCTTGATGTGTTCAGTGTCCTTGAATTTGTTCCTCTGTATGATGAAGAAAATGGTTCAATGCGTGCTGGAATAAGATTTTGGCAAATTGACCCTAACAAACCACTTCGTGCTACATTGTATGAAGAAGATGGATATACTGATTACATTTGGATAAATGGAGAAGAACAAATCCTGAATCCTAAACGGGCATACAAGCTGAAAATAGTTAGCAATCAGGCAGATGGTGAACGCATATACGATGCAGAGAATTATCCCAGTTTTCCGATAATACCACTGTGGGGGAATAGTGAGCATCAATCTGAGTTAGTGGGTATGCGTGAACAAATAGATTGTTACGACCTTATCAAGTCAGGATTTGCAGACACCGTGGATGAAGCAAGCATCGTATATTGGACAATTCAGAATGCTGGCGGCATGGATGACGTTGACCTTGCTAAATTTGTTGAAAGGCTGAAAACAGTTCATGCAACCACAATGGATGATTCTGCTGTTGCCGAAAGTCACACACAGGATGCACCGTTTGCAAGCCGTGAAGCACTGCTCGATAGGCTTGATAAGGATTTATATCGTGATGCAATGGCATTGAATACTGATATAATTGCTGGTGGTGCAATTACAGCAACACAAATCAAGGCGGCATATGAGCCACTTAACAGCAAGACCGATGACTTCGAGTATCAGGTGATCAATTTCATTAACAAAATCCTCATGCTTGCAGGAATAGATGATAACCCCACTTTCACAAGGTCAATCCTGATAAATGCAAGTGAAACCATTCAAAACCTCATTCAAGGCGCACAATTCTTACCTGATGATTATGTCACCACAAAGATACTGGAAGTTTTAGGTGATGGTGATAAAACAGAGGAAATCATAAAGCAGATGCAAGCAGATGAGATAGACAGATTTGCCGAAGTAGTAGCAGATGCAACCGAACCAACTGACGATGAGGGTGAGGTAAATGGATAATGGGCACAAATGGACAGACAAGGAACTGAAAAAACTTGAAAAACGAATCAGCAAGGAATATGCACAAGCAGAGCAGGAAGTTCAGGCAAAACTTGACGATTATCTGCGCAGATTTGAAATCAAAGATAAGATAAAACGACAGGCTCTTGAAGATGGCAAAATTACCGAACAAGAATATACTGAATGGCGGACAGGTCAGATCATGGTTGGCAAGCGTTGGGAAGAAATGAAAACCACACTTGCACAAGATATACATAAAACCAATGAGAAAGTTGCTTCAATGACAAGAGAGTTCTCATATGATGCTTATGCTCTTAACCACAACTATGGCACGTTTGAAGTTGAAAAAGGTTCATTGATAGATACTTCATATACGTTGTATGATCGCCATACAGTTGAACGTTTGGTGCGTGATAATCCTAATATGTTGCCACCCCCAGGCAAACGAGTATCAAGACGAATTAAAGAGGGTAAGGATGTATTGTGGAATAGACAGCAAATTCAATCAGTGATGACCCAAAGCATCTTGCAGGGTGAACCTATTCCACAAATAGCTGACAGGCTTGCTATTGCTGTCGGTGATAGTAACCACAAGGCGGCTATTAGAAATGCTCGCACAATGACCACAGGGGCAGAGAATGCAGGGCGTGTTGATAGTTATAGGCGAGCAGAAAGCCTTGGTATCAAAATGCAACAGGAATGGATTTCAACACTTGATGACAGAACACGACACGAACACAGATTGCTTGACGGTCAACGCAGAGCAGTAGGTGAAATGTTTCAAGTAGATGGTTATACCATTCGATTTCCGGGTGACCCGACAGCCGAACCATTCCTTGTGTATAACTGCCGATGCACACTTATAGGTGTTGTGAAAGAAACAAATCTCGACAAACTACGTTCAAATGAATTTGAACGCAATTCAAAACTTGGCGATATGTCATACGATGAATGGTTAAAAGGTCATAGCAGAAGTAATCCGATTGACCTTCCTGAACAAAAAGCAGAAGCATTAAGACAAGCGTATAATGCTGAATATCGGAGATTATCGAGGTGATAATGTGGGAGTAGAGGTGAATGATCAGACCCAAGAGGTTAGAGAGCAAATGAATAATGCAATAGCAAAGGCTCTTGAAGAAGTAGGGATCACTGCCGAAGCATATGCCAAACTATTATGTCCTGTTGATACAGGCAGATTAAGAAACTCCATATCTCATGCAATTGATGAAAACACAAAAACAGTATACATCGGAACAAATGTTGAGTACGCTCCATATGTTGAGATGGGCACATCAAAAACGAAAGCACAACCATTCCTTGAACCTGCAATTACAAACCATGTTGATGAATATAGGACGATATTCTATGATCAATTGAAAGGCAATTGATATATGCCCCTCAGACGCACGGTAGCACCCTTAAAATCAACTTGAAGCCCCCTGCAATGTAATTTGCTTATTTCAGCACAAAGTTGATTGTAGCACTCTTACAGTGTAAAATTTGACATATACCCAATCTGTGCATTTTCCACAGTTGGGTATATATTTTTTGTGCAACCATAACAAAAAGCATAACTTTTTCTAATTTTTTCTAAAAAAGTATTGACAAATGTAGCAAAATATGCTAATATGTATACAATGAAACACAACAACAAGCCCAAAGGGCAGGAGGTAAAATATGAAACATGAATTTATGAAAAGGATCATTTTTGCAAATACAAAAGAAGAACTTACAGCGATCATGATGGAAGTTCTAGAGTGCAAAAATAACGGTTGCATGAGTGAAGAAGCATTTCAGGATATATGGAACGTGTTTTGGCAGAGAGCACAGGAGGTAGCAGTATGAAAATTGATAGAAACGACCTTTACACAATACTTTTGATGATGTGGTATTTTGGGATGGATGCACAGGAAGTAAAAGAGAACGAATGGACACAGGAAGAAATCGACAAGGCACAAGAATGTTGTAAAAAAAGACATTTTGATCCTTTTGATTGGGCACAAGAATGGGAGTTGATATAGTATGAGGATTTGGACAGAGGACGAGATCAAGGAATTATTGATCACAAATGATATATTCCTATATAGAGCATTAAAGAAGCTGTATGACAGGCAGACAGAGGACGAGCAGAAGCAGGGTCACACCAAACACCGTAATGGTCAAGGTTTCAATGGTGTTGATGGTAAGTTCATGACAAGCGTAGCAAAGTTCCTCATCAAGAACAGATACCTCACAGAGAAACAAAAGTACGTAGTGAGGAAGAAGATCATGAAGTATGTGGGACAGTTAACAATGATTGCAAACAATCCTTGAAAATTTTCAAACCTGACCTATCGGGCAGACGGGGAGAAAGTGAGGGCGATATGAAAAAATTCATAGTGACGGCAGATACCACAGAAGACGAGTATGCCAAAATGATTGATGAACTGGAAAATCTATGGTTCATCGCTGATATGAGTGATGACTATTGCAGGACACTTAGTGAGCAAGCACATATCCGTGAAGTATACAAGGATGTGTATGATCAGGCAGTGAAGAATGGGCTTAGTGGTGAATATCACAGGGACAAGTGGGCAAGAAGATAGTGAGGTGATTGTATGACAAAAGCAGAGAAGATAGAATGGCTGAAAAATGCCACCGATGAAGAAGTGATCAATCAATTGTACTGGGCAGTCAGTGCAATGAGCATCGGAAGTATTCAGATGCAAGTTGAAGGTCAAGAGGATTTTGAATTATCAAAGGCAGAAGCATTAAAACGAATGAAGCAGGAGGAAACAATATGAATGAGATCAAAATTTGCCCACTGTGTGGCAAGGAATATCATGAGCACCCTGCAATTAGCAGGACAAGGGGTCAGGAAGGGGTTTGTGCATCATGTGGCACATTACAAGCAGTTACAGCATATGCCCTTTACAGGTCACCACAGTACTCGACAAGGGACATACATGAATACATTCAACAGGACAGCAAGCATCTTGAATTTGTGGCACATTGCATGAACAGGCACATCCATTTTGATTGGGGAGAGATGGACGAAGAAGATTTACATACAAATGACATGGCAACAGTGAACGGTGATAGGATATTCAGTTCATATGATATTCCTGAGTCATTAAGAAACAATGTTCCTGATGACAAGATTTGGATAATCACAGAAGCAGACAGGTCAGCAACAACAGTGTTATTTCCAAGTGAGTATTGATTAGTTTACAAAAAGTTTACAAATAGCAAAATCTGCATTTCACGATGCAGATTTTTATTTTTTTAGATTTTTTAGATGACAAGTTATGTAGTTATGAGGTTATCAACAACACTTACTAACCGAACGTTCGTTCGGATTTTCAATTATAATTTATTATATTATATTATATTTATTTTATTTATAATGTAGGTAATGTAGGTAATGAAGATATATTAGAAAAGTCCTATATAGAGAAAACCTATATAGAAACTTTCCGAAAACCACTACATTATGTACATTAGCTACATTCATGTCAGGGTCTTGACAAATTCAAAAAAATATGTTATCATTAACTGTGTATAAGATTTTTCGTGGTAAAGCAACACCACCAAAGTAACGGAGGAAAAATCAATGTCAATTTCACGCAAGATGCTCAAAGGAATGAGCTTGACCGATGAACAAATTGAAACCATAATCGAAGCACACACTGAAACTGTGGATGCACTAAAAGACGAACGTGATCAGTACAAAGCTGATGCTGAAAAACTACCTCGTGTGGAAAAAGAATTGGCTGAGTTTAAGGCAAACGGCGGAGATTATGAGGAAAAGTATAATGCTCTCAAAAAGGAATTTGAAAGCTACAAATCGGAGCAATCTGCTATTGCTGAAAAAGCCGCTAAAGAATCAGCGTATAAGGAAATGCTTAAAAATGCTGGTATTTCCGAAAAGCGAATAGCAAGTATTATGCGTGTGACAAACCTTTCGGATATAAAACTTGACAAGGATGGAAAGTTGAAAGATTACGACAAACTTGTTGATGGTGTGAAATCCGAATGGTCAGATTTTATTGAAACCAAAACCGAAAAGGGTGCTGATACAAAAAATCCACCTGATGGCAGTAGAGCGAAAATGACAAAAGATGAAATCTTAAAAATCAAAGATACATCTGAACGTCAACAGGCAATAGCTGAAAACCACGAACTTTTCGGATTTTAACGGAGGTAAAAAATGGCTAAAAGTGGACTTACAGTAATGTCCGATTTTTCAGTAAGAGCAAGAGAAATTGACTTTGTTACTCGTTTTGCTAAAAACTGGGATGCACTCCGTGAAGTTATGGGCATCCTCAGACCTATTAAGAAAACTCCGGGCACTGTTCTTACATCGTATACAGCAGGAATCACACTGCAAAATGGTTTCGTTGGTGAGGGTGAAGAAATCCCTTACAGCGAAGCAACTGTTTCTCCTGTATCTTATGCAGACCTCACACTTGAAAAGTATGCAAAGGCTGTTTCTATTGAAGCAGTCAATAAGTACGGTGCAGAGGTAGCAATTCAGCGCACAGATGAAGCATTCCTGAATGAACTTCAATCTGTTGTAATGGGCAGATTTTATGACTTCCTGCCTACTGGACAGCTTGTTGATAACGAAAGCACATTCCAGATGGCTATATCTATGGCGATCGGTAAGGTTAAGGACAAGTTTAAGAAGATGCATCGTGATGCTACTCGCATAGTTGTGTGGGTAAATACACTGGATGCGTATCTTTACCTTGGTTCTGCCGCTATCACAATTCAAACACAGTTTGGTGTTGATTATATTAAGAACTTCCTCGGTGCAGATACCATGATTCTTTCGTCTGAAATGCCGCAGGGTTTTGTATATGCAACACCTGTTGATAATATTATCAACTATTACATTGATCCTGGTGATGCTGATTTCCGTGCTCTCGGGCTTGATTATACAGTACAGGGTGACACAAACCTCATCGGTTTCCATGCTAACGGCAATTACAGCACAGCAGTCGGTGAATCTTATGCTCTCATGGGTATGTCACTGTGGGCAGAATTTATTGATGCAATTGCAGTTGTTTCAATCAATGGTCAAGCAAAGATTAGTCTTGATAAGTCTACCGTTTCAATGCTTACAACTGATGACCCAGTAGACCTTGTGGCAACCACTATTCCTTACAATGCTACTGTTACTTGGGCTTCCAGTGATAGTTCCGTTGCAACTGTTTCCGCTGGCAAGATAACTGCTGTTGGTGCTGGTACAGCAACAATTACTGCTTCTGTTGGTTCAGGTGCAACTGGCGACAGTGCTACTTGTGCAGTTACCGTTTCTGCTCCCGCATGATCATGATGTACAAAGTTATTTGTGCTTTTAATGATATAACAGACAGCAATCTCCTGTATAAAGTTGGTGATGTGTACCCGAGGGCGGGTACACACCCAACTGATGAAAGAATTGCTGAGTTGCTTAGTGATGCAAATATGCAACGCAAGCCGCTGATTGTTGAAAGCAATATCGAAGATGAACAACCTACACCGCCCAAGAGAAAGCGGGGTAAAAGAAATGAAAATAACTGACTTTTGCGCAGAATTACATAACTGGTTTGACGTTGAGCGTTCGATTGGGATTTTTGAAATCAAGAACGGCACACTTGTTATTGATGATATGCTCAATGGTCAGTTTTTTCGTATAGTTGGCTCTGTGTTCAATGACGGCGTTTATCAATATCCCGCAACAGATTTGACAGACGAAGTTTTTGATGGGGCTGTGTGGTACATGAAAGTTCCACCTGATGTTATATCACTTATAGATGATATGACCGAATGGGAAACTGCAAATGCTGATGCTTTAAATTCACCTTACAGCAGTGAAAGTTTTGGTGGATATTCGTATTCAAAAGCAAATGGCGCAAGTACAGCAGGCGGTGACGGCTCAGTTACTGCATTTTCACATTTTGCCAATAGAATGAAACGTTGGCGCAAAGTGAGGGATTTGTAATGTCTTTGTTATCCGAAGCAATGGATAAATGTGTGATGCTTGATAAAACAACAGTAGACGATGGCTACGGTGGTATTAAGCAAGTATACGTTGAAGGTGCTGAGTTCAATGCGGCAGTTGTGTTCGATACTTCAATCGAAGCAAGAGTGGCTGATAAACAAGGCGTTACAAGTCTTTACACTGTGACTACTAACAAAGATATTACGTTAGAATATCATGATGTCTTTAAACGAAACAAGGATAGCAAAATATTCAGAGTTACTTCGGATGGTGATGATAAGTACACTCCACAAAGTGCTACTTTGAATATGCGGCAAGTTACAGCAGAGGAATTTCAAATATGAATAAAGCACAAGCAATTCATCAGTTTTGGAGCGGTTTTAATTTACCTGCATATGACCAAAACACTGTTCCTGATAATGCTAAAATGCCGTATATTACCTATTCTGTGAGCGATTCTGAATTTGAATATCCTACAATACTTACTGGCTCATTGTGGTATCGTTCTTCATCATGGGAAGAAATAACACTAAAAAGTTATGATATTTCCAAATCAATAACATTAAGCGGAAAACTAATAAATATTGATGGTGGCAAGGTGTGGATAAAAAGAGGAAATCCATTTGCACAAAGAATGGCAGATGTTGATGATACAGTACGAAGAATAGCTATAAATATAATAGCTGAATATTTTACTGATTATTGATAGGAGGAATATAGATGGGAAAATACACTAAAATCCCACAGGATGCGTTTAATGCACTCCAGCTTGATGCTGGTGTTATACTTACTAATTTTGACCCTACCAACCCGCAGGAACCCGCAGACCAAGACATACTGTGTGCTACCACTGGCGGCATTACAGTTTCATGCACGCCCACATATTCTGACCTTGGCGCAGATGTTGATAACGTTCCTGCTAACATGATGGAACTGATGCACCTTGACAGTTGGGAGTGTACACTGTCAACAACTTCACTTGGCACAAGTCTTGAACTGCTTAGGTGGGCACTCGGTTCCGCCGACATAACCGCGGCGGATAGCAAGGTAAAGCCGAGAAAGGATCTTCGCCAAACAGACTTCCAGACTATTTGGTGGGTAGGCGATAGAGCCGATGGTGGTGTTGTAGCTGTGAAACTGCTCAACGGTCTTTCCACTGGTGGCATGAGTTTACAGACTTCCAAGAATGGTAAGGGTCAGACATCCATCACCATCACTGGACACATTTCAATCAATGCACAGAATGATATGCCTATGGAATTTTATTCAATAGACCCGAGCACATATACTGTTGAATATAATTCCGTTGGTGGTAGTGCAGTTACAAGTGAGGTTGTTGATGCAGGAGAAAAAGCAACCAAGCCTGTTGATCCGACAAAGGAAGGCTACACATTTGGCGGTTGGTATAAGGAAGCACAATATCTCACTGAATGGGATTTTGATGATCCTGTTACCGAAAATCTCACCCTGTATGCTAAGTGGACTGAAAACACATAAGGCGGTAATATAATGAAGTTATCCGAAATAAAAGGCGAGAAAGCCCTTGATACTATTGCAGAATTGATTGAACCTGTGGCGGAGATTATATGTGATGCAGAAATAGCCAAAACACGCAAGCAAGAGGGCGGCAGAGTTAAAGCCATTAGCATTGCGATAAAAAACCACAAGTCGGCTGTTATGTCCATACTTGCTGCACTGAATGGACAGACTGTGGAGGAATACGCAAAGGAATGCAATGTGTTATCACTTCCAAAACAGTTGCTTGATATAATCAATGACCCTGCAATGTTTGACCTTTTTACATCGCAGAATCAGGAAACATCAACACCCTCTGGCTCTGCTATGGAGAATATCAAGGCAGAAAAGAAATAAAGGCGTTTTTGCGGTATGTATCATCAAGAATTAATCAAAAATTGCACGATGATATATACCGCTTTTACGTTACAAACGCTCTGAAAATTCTAACCACAAACACTGCCAAATTTGCGGGTGGAACTGAATTAACTAAGACATATAGAGAGATCATTTCAAATGATACTGTGCAAAGCGAAGAACAACAGGAAAAAGAAGCACAAGACATAATAAAAAATATGAAAGCAAAAATAGCAAAGGCAGGGAGGTGAGAGTATGGATTTGTTTGATTTAGTTGTTAAGCTGTCAATCGATGATGATAATTTTGACAAAGGTCTTGCTGATGTAAAAAACAAAATATCATCAATGAAAGGCGTAATAGCAGGAGTTGGTGCGGCAACTGCCGCTATTGCCGGTACTGTGGCGGCAGTAAAGGCAGTAGGAGATGCTGTTGTACAGGGCACGGCTGAACTTGCACAGTATGGTGATAGTGTGGATAAAATGTCCCAAAAAATGGGAATGAGTGCAGAAGCATTTCAAGAATGGGATGCCGTAATGCGACATAGTGGCACATCTATGGAAACGCTGAAAGCAAGCATGAAAACTCTTGCTAATGCGGCTCAAACTGGCAATGAAGCGTTTCAAAAACTGGGAATTACCCAAGAACAAATTGCTTCAATGTCACAAGAAGAATTGTTTTCTGCCACCATTACTGCTCTGCAAAATGTTACCGATGAAACTGAACGCACATATCTTGCAAGTCAGACATTGGGCAGAGGTGCTACCGAATTAGGTGCGCTTCTGAATACATCCGCCGAAGAAACTCAAAAAATGAAAGACAGAGTACACGAATTAGGTGGTGTACTGTCTGATGAAGTTGTAAAAGCATCTGCGCAATTTGAAGACAACTTGCAGGATATGAATACTGCGATTGATGGCGTAAAGCGCAGTATTCAAGCAGAATTTCTCCCTGCTTTGAATTTGCTGATGGAAGGATTTACTTCACTGATAGCAAATGAAGAAGGTGCAGAAGAAAAACTGATAGAAGGCTTTGAGAAGTTAGTTGATGGCTTTGAGGGTGCTGTAAAGAAACTTGAACCGATAGCTAAAACACTGATTCCAAGAATAGTTGAATTTGCTGTAAAATCACTTCCTGATATAGCTAATCTATCAATCGATATAGTTGACACTCTTGTAGACACTATTCTTGATAATGTTGACGAATTGCTTACTGCGGCTACACAGATAATCTATTCACTTTCGGATGGTTTATCAAAAATGTTGCCTGAATTGATACCAGCAGTCACAAGCATAGTGTTTGAAATAGTCAACACACTGTTGGATAATCAGGATCAACTGATAGAAGCGGCTGAACAAATCATTACTGCTCTTGCAGATGGTTTATCAAAAGCAATTCCGATACTCATAGAAAAAGCACCTGAAATAATAATAAAACTGGCAACAGCTATAATCAACAATCTCGGCAAACTCATAGAAATACCAGCGAAGATCATTAAGACTATTGCAGATGGATTAGTTCATCACGATTGGACTGAAACAGCAGAAGCCATGATGGATGGTCTTATCAAAGCACTTGATACAGCACAGAAGAAAGTACAAGTGTGGATGGATAACGCATTTAGCGGTGGTAAGCTGTATGGTGGGGATATTGCCAATGTAGATACAACTGATTTTGTAAAGAATCTTGAAAGTGGCAAAAGCACTGTTGTAAATGCAATCGGTGACTTCACAGGTACAGTGCAGGAAAGCTATGATACATTCTATGGTGTGGCAGATGAAAATAACAAGAAAGTTATTGGATATACCGAAGAATCATTGGGTAAGATGGTTGATGCACAAGCGCAATCTGCTAAAAATGCAGGAAGAACCACACAGGATGCTGTGAATGATATACTCAACAAACGAAATCAGACTACCAAGACGATTGAAAACAGCACAAAAGATACTGTTAAAGCAGTACAGCAAAGCCAGGAAGACATAGATGCAAAATTAAGACAGTCAATATCCAAGAGATTTTTAATGCTTGAAAATACAATGCTTGAAAAGGGATTTACCAAAGAATGGTTGGTAAAACAGGAAAGAGCATATATCGAAGCATTAAATTTGAATACAGACCTGTATGCGGAATACAACAACAAACTGCTGAAAGCGGAAAAAGAAATCAGCGACAGCATGGAAACAGAACGCCAATCACAGATAGCTGAAACCAATGAGCGACTTGGCACAATGCTTGACGGTATGGCAAAGGCGGCGAAACAAAAGGTTGACGAGTACAAAAAAGTGCTTGAAGATCTACAAAATCAAATCCGCAGTTTTGGCGATTCGTTGGTATCATCGTATACTGATATGTTCAAATTTGATGTTGATGAAGAAACAGGAAAAGTCACTGCAACTAAAACAAGGGATTATATCAAAAATGCAACTGCTGAATTAAATGAGTATTATGATAATATTCAGAAGTTGCGTGATATGAATATCTCCGAATCGATGTTAAACCAGTTGACAGGTATGTCAGCATCAGAGGGTAAGGCAGTCACCGATTATTGGTTATCACTTAGTGAGGGACAGCTAAACACACTCAATACACGTTGGAATGAATACGAAGCCGCAGGGCAGAGAGTTTCAGAAACGTTGTATTCGGATGAACTGCAAGCACAGGGTGTTGAACTGGATGAAACACGAAACACCCTGCTTGGCGATATAAAAGAAACTGTTACCAGTGTGGGCAGTGACATGATACAGGCATTTAGGGAAACGACACAAAAGGAAACGATCATCAACATTAATGGCATCCAATATCAGAATTTGAGTGAGCTGACAAGCGCAATTTCCACACAGCTTGGATTTAATGCATCGAGGAGGTCGGCAGGATATGCAGTATGATTTCAGCCTTGATGGGACAAGGGCAAGCAGTTTGGGAATTATACTGCAAAAACCTGCAACTGTATCACCATTAGTTCCAAGATACATTGAACAAATAGTTCCCAAATATGGGACATATCATATATTTGACGGCTACGAAGACAGACGAGTTGAAATATCTGCATACTTGTTAAATGCTAACATTGTAACAACTATGCAAGCGGCATACAATTTCTTGTGTGCCATCGGCCAAAGAGCCATCGTTTTATACGCTGATAACACTGCATATTTCACAGCAAATGGTGTATTCGTAAACGGTGGACAGATTGACCTTAGAAATGCCCTACTTAATCCATTTACAGTGGTTTATTCTGTGCGAGTTCCTATTTCCGCACAGCAGTAAGAAAGAGAGGTGATAAAACAGATGTACAATTCTCCAGTGCTGTATGCTGATTTTCAAACAACAGTTGGTCATCCCCTCGACGAGTGTATTTCTTGTGTTTGCACCGAAGAAGTAAATACATCTTTTGAACTTGTGGTTGAGTATCCAGCAACTGGAGAATTGGCATCACAAATAACAGCAGGAAAATTTATCGTGTGTAAGCCAAATCCATATGACTACCCACAATATTTTCACATATACAAGGTATCAAAAACTACACAGTTTATGATAACAGTGTATGCCGAACATATTTCCTATGCTTTCAATCATTTTGTGTGTAGACCCAATACCACATACGAAGATGAAGAAACAAGTATAACTGAATTGATATATTATCTTAACAGTCAATCTAATGATAATCCCACACCAATACAAGGTTATCAAATGACATTTACATCAAATGTTACAAGTTTGTCAAAATGGACTGTGCCGAATCATACAGAAGCAAAAAATATTATGAGCAATGCAGTTAAGTTGTATGGTGGTGAATGGAAATTCAATAATAACGGTGCTTCATTGATGGCTTCAAGAGGGCAAGACAGGGGAGTGACATTATCAAACGCAACAAATCTGATATCTTTATCAAGTGATAATGACATTACAGGAGTATACACACATATTTTCCCATTTTGGAAAGGCATAGATGAAAATGGAAATGAAGTAATTGTTTATAGTGATCCTGAATTTGTTTCGATACTTAGTGAAACAAGAACAAGATTTAAACCATATATCTATGATTGTAGTCAATATTTTTCGGTAAAACCGCAAAGCGGTGAACTATATGAAAGGGCTTTGAATTTTGGTAACTTAAATTACACGATCTTAGGTAACTCTATTTCAGGGTTTGATGCTGAAATTGTGCAACGAGGAAAAACAGTTGAAGGGGCATATTTAAGTGATGCTGACCATATCGAAATTGGTGATACAATTTACATTAACATTCCCGAGATAAATTTATCAACATCTGAAAAGGTTACAGCTACAAAATACGATGTTTTAAGGGATAGGCTAATATCAGTTACTATTGGTAAAAAACAAGGGGAATTGACTGATATATTCGTTAAGCTACAAAAAAGAGATGACGAAGAAGAATCAACAGCAGATGAAACCAAAGAAGAGCCTAAAGATTTTAGCAAGGAAGTTCCTGATAAAGTTGTAAAAGTTAGTGATAACGAAGTCTATGCCTTATACGATAATAGTACAACTAAGGTCATTTGGACGGCAGAAGGTGAAGGCAACGAAAGGCATAATTTTGTGAAAAAAGTTGTAGCTGTGGAAGAAGAAGCAGGTGATGACGATGACAGCAACACAGGCGGCAATGATAATGATGTCGGGTAGTGCTGATTTAGAAGATATCACCATAAATGAAAATGGTGAATATAAATCAGTTGATCATGATGGATTTAAAACAGTCACTGTTGAAGTTCCTACAATGGTGGAATGTGCGGAAGAAGTGGCTGAAATCCTCGGTGTAGATACATCACAGGAATGGGATTGTGATGATATAAAAGCAAAAGCACAAGAAGTTGTGGATGAAAATGAGGAATTGAAAGATGAACTGGAAGAAATGCAGGAATGCTGTGACAAAGTTGTGGATGTTATACACGACTATGACCCGACTTATGACCCACATCCTGACCCACCTGACCCAACAAATCCGACAATTCCTGAAAAGATACAGGAAATTATAGATGAAGAAAGTGGGTATGAGTTTCCACCTGATGTGACTTTACCTGAAATTTCTGAACTTATAGCTGGTGAGTCCACAGTTTCAACACCAACATCAGAATGGGAGATAGAAGTGTTTTTATACGCAGAATCGTATGACGGTTCTGTTACTAAAAGGGTCAGAACACTGCACACGGGTGGAGAAAGCTGGTTTTTCAGACCTGCTATATCGTTTATACATGGAGATGAGGAACACGTTGTTATGCCGACGAATTATCGGTATCAGATAGGTCCGAGTGCCAGCGAATGGGTAAGTATAACAGGATGGTCGATAGATAGCAGCACAACTGTTTCTTTATCGTGGATAAATCAAGACAGTTACACTCGTTCATGGAGCGGGTCTTATGCAGGTGCAGATTTAACACCGTTGATGACGGGTCCTTATATAGTAAAGAATAAATGAGGTGATTTTTATGAGCAAGATAATTCCAATAAGCATCACGACCACCGAACAGGCGGTGACACTGGATGCGACTTATCAGTTTGCTTGGCTCAGAAACATGGGCGAGAATGACGTGCTCCTTTCAGACCACTGTGGCATAGTGGCAGGCGACGACAATGTTACGCTTGTAAAAGCAGGAGAGAGCGGACGGATAAGCACATCGGGCAGAGCGGTGTATGTCAAGGCTGTGAGCGGAACGAGCACGGGCGAGATACACGCACAGAATTTCTCTGATGCCCCTTTTAAGAGCAAGGCGAAAGGGGGTGGAAGCGGTTCGGGCGGGAGCATATACCGCACAACAACAGCCCTGACGGATGGCGCTGAAACAAATCCGATAACGGTAAACGGGCAGGAAGTGACAGCAGTATCGGGAGACTTTGCGGTATATAATACGCAAGAGTTCCTGTTTGATGGTACACAGTGGAATTTACTCGGTGATAGAGTTGGTCTTGGCGATCTGGCTTACAAGGATACAGCAAGCGGCTCGTATACTCCTGCAGGGAGTGTAAGCGTGACACAGTCACAGGCAACCTATGTGTATGATGGCACAACGGGGCTTACTACATATACAGAGGCAGGCGCACCGTCAGCAACATTCACAGGCACAGCGGCAACCATAACAGTGGGGTGATATAGATGGCAACATATACAGAATACGGTATGATAAGAGGCGGAAACACTTATCTGTATGGTGATAAGGATGCCCGCGGGGATATTGCAGATATAAAAAGCTACATCGGTTATGATGACAACACTGTTGCAGGGCTTGATGCGGACTTTGAGAATAAAGTATTTTCAAGGCTTGCAGGAGCTGTAGGCAGAAACGGTGGTGAGGATTTCAACGTATTCCCCACTTATGCAGGTATGCGCAGATGTAATCTGTCTGATGCGGGTGTTGTCAATGCGTACTACGGTGATGCAGGGTATGCGGAAGACGGTTCTAATGGTCAGGTAATGGTCCAGATACCAAAGTTTTACTACAAGATGGTTCCTCTTAAGCTGCAAGCTCAGGACTGGGCGGACTATGAAGCTGTGGACTGGGTGTCGGGAACTAACTACGCTGCGGGCAAAGTAGTAATATATGATAATGCTTACTATGCCTGCATCACTGCAAACAGTGACGAAGAATTCACGCCTGCAAAGTGGCACGAAATAGAAGAGATGGGGCTTATGGGCTATCATCTGCTCCACGCTAAATACTATATTAGTTCCGAGATGAGAGATGGCTTTAAAGTGCATCCTGCTTTTGTGATAAAGGGTGCTGTGGTTCCGCAGGTCACAACAAGAGACTATGTGTACATAGCTGCGTTTGATGGCATACTGTACGATGTATCAGAGAGTGCTTATCTTCTCAACGATGAACAGGTCGCAGATGTTACCGCAACCACAGGCGACAAGCTGTCGAGTATCGCAGGTGTGTATGAGAGATCCTACACTTACAATGATAAGACTACCGGTGAAGATGTTACAATAACAGTCAATGCGGGTCCGAAGCCTGCAAGCGGTAAAA